TCTACCGATTGATTGATTGTTGACACGCCTGGGATTGAGTAACAATCGTCACGAGCATAGCGTATGGCCGGCTGCATGTACCGTGCGACGACCTCAGGCGCCTCCGGGCGCGGCTCCCACTTGTATTGAGTCTTCTGCTCCATTGTAAGCTCGCGGAACCTTCGAAATGACAACGGTTGCTGTGTGACAAGGCGAATCGGCGCTACGGCGTCAGTGGGCGCTTGGGGCGCTGGCGTACCTGACAACATCCACAGTTTAGTGCTGGCGGCAATCTTTGCAAGCGCTCGTGTGCGGCGTGTCCTCCAAGTTTTGAAAGCCGTAAACTCATCAACGACGACCAGGTCGACTTGTGGGAGGTGCCCGACGATCAAATGGACGGAGTCCGGGTTCACCACCAGCCAGTCATATTGCATATCTTCCGCGATCGCCTGTTTTTGAGCTTTCGTCCCTTCGATAACCCCGACTGTAGCTGTTGGGATTGTGGTTTTTATCTCCCGCTGCCACACGTGCTTTGTGATTGACAGAGGCGCGATTATCAGTGCCCGACGGATAGCACCAACAGAACGCAGGTAATCTAATGCCCATATAACAGAAAGGGACTTTCCAGTGCCCAGGTCGTTGAGGCAGAAGCAACGGTCGTGGCGAATGAGAAATTCAACCGTTTTGACTTGATGATCCCACGGCTTGCGGTCACCGGGGAAAGGATATTGGTAGAGCGGCGACGGTACGTTATGACCGTTAGCTGTTAGCTCTCGCCATATATCGTAAGTGTGGGGATAGATGACGACAGGCACGCCTTGAACGATTCTCCGCTCGCTGTTGACGAGCGAAGAATCATTCGCGGGGTTAATATCAACAAGAATGCGTTTAGATTCGATTACGCGAAACATTGTCATTCACACATTGAATAGCCACAGTTACGACACACTTGGCATCCACCTTCGTGGGTCATTTCTAATCCACACTCGGGGCAATAACATCCACTCCCGGTAACCACCACCGGTTCGTTGCCTACATGCCTCGCAAGAACCACACCAATGCCATCTGAGCATGACAATATTTTTCGTTCACCAAACCCCGCCGGTCGATGACAACTGATGCCTCGTAGCTGCTGGATAATCTCATCCACCGGCACACCAGACCTTAGCGCCAGCGATACCAATCTCCCTATTGCTTCAGTTTGCGCGGCGACACACCCTCCGGCTTTTCCTATAGTGGCGAACACTTCATATGGCTCGCCGTCTGAATCATCATTAACGGTGACGTAGAGCGCCCCGCAACCCGTCATGACCTTGGTCGTACTACCCTTCACCACGTCCGGTCTCTCGCGCTTTACGGCCGTCTGAGGCTTGTTGTACGACTGGCCGGTGCTAAACACTTGGTTCTCGCGGCAGCCGTCCCGATACACGGTCAGACCCTTGCAGCCAGTATCGTACGCAAGTTTTATGGTGTCCTCAATATCCTCTACACTCACGGAATTGTTGAAGTTTATAGTCTTACTGATCGATGCGTCGGTGTATTCTTGAAACGCTGCTTGGATCAAAACATGTTGCTTTGGACTGATGTCGTGAGCGGTCTCAAAAAGCTCACGTACCCCAGCCGAAAACTTAACCGCATCCATGCCACTGGCCGCGATCTTCGCCAACTGGTCATCGGACAAGTCACCGACCATCTCCTGGAAAAGTGGGTGGATTTCAAAGAAGTGTTCGTCCATTATGTGGCGATCATAGACAGTTGCAAACAGCGGCTCAACGCCAGATGAGCAACCGGCAATGATCGATAAAGTTCCCGTCGGCGCGATGGTAGTTAGAGCGGCGTTACGCAATGGCAAATCAGGGTCGTAGATACTCCCTTCCCACGCCGGAAATACACCACGGGCAGACGCCAGCCCGCACGAGGCCTTCCGCGCGGTTTCGCGGACAAAGCTCATAACAATACGGGCAAGTTTAACGGCTTCTTGGCTTGAGTATCTGATACCAAGTCTGATTAACATGTCATGAAAGCCCATGACGCCGAGGCCAATCTTGCGAGTTTTAAGTGTCGCCTCCCGAACCTCTGGTAATGGGTAGTGGTTGACGTCAATCACATTATCGAGGAAATGCACTGCCGTATATACGGTGTGCTCAAGTTTATCGTAATGGATGTCTCCATTAAATATCATATTTGATAAGTTAATCGACCCAAGGTTACAAGATTCGTAGGGAAGCAACGGCTGTTCACCGCATGGATTGGTGGCTTCAATCCGACCAAGTATCGGTGTAGGATTGTTGGCATTCGCCCGGTCGATAAACAGTACGCCGGGCTCGCCCGATTGCCAAGCGGCGGTAGCAATTTCACGCAGCACCTCGCGGGCATTCAGTTCGCCGGCTAGTTGGCCGGTGTGTGGGTTGACCAGGTCATACTTACCACCGTTTTTTACGGCGGCCATAAACGCATCAGTAATGGCCGTCGATACGTTGAAATTGTGCATACATGATAGGTCGGTCTTCAACCTGATGAAATCCATAATATCCGGGTGGTCGACACGCAAAACCGCCATATTTGCGCCACGACGTTTGCCGCCCTGCTTAACAGTCTCCGTGGCGGCGTCGAATGCGCGCATGAAAGACATGGGCCCACTAGCTACACCACCAGTTGACGCCACACGATCCCCCGCGGGGCGGAGGCGTGAAAAGTCAAACCCCGTCCCCCCGCCGGTTTTGTGGATGAGCGCGGTTTGTTTGACCGCTTCGAAAATGTCCTCCATTGAATCGCCTACCGGAAGGACGAAACAAGCGGACAACTGCCCATCAGGAGTGCCGGCGTTCATCAACGTAGGAGAATTTGGTAAAAAATCAAGATTAATCATCATCTCGTAAAATTTTTCAGCGGTGATATGAACAGCACCACCATACAGAGAATCGGCGTAAGCAACAGCTTCGGCTACACGCCAACAGAGTTTTTCGAAATCTTCGCCTTCACGATAATAACGTTGTTTGAGAACAGCTTCAGCCGTCTTTGATAGTACAGCCATAATTACGCCTCCTTCTTTTTATCGATATATGTGATTAAAGCATTACAAGACGGACACCGGCTCTTGTACAACTCAAAACACCCGGCGTCCGTGTATTTCCGCCCACAGCTTGAGCACTCAAAAAGTCCATCAATCCACAACATTGACGAGTATCTAGTCCTCCGGTTCTTGATCGGTTTCATCTTCCTCCTCCTCCTCGTACCCATACTCTGTTAGGATCTCTCCACACATCGGGCACGTATGCGAATCAAAAAAAATAATCCAACCGCAATACGGGCACGCCCCCATTTGTAAAGGGTCGATATCATATCGATCTTGGAGCATGTCCTCCAGCTGATCCTGGATCAATGCGTCAAGATTTGCCGCGCGCATGTCGCTCCCCTCCTGATATCAATCCAATCAAAAACACTCTTTAAGACATCGATATTCTTCTCGTTTATAATCAACGCTATACCTCCTGCAAGACGTATACCATCAAGCTCACGTGCCTGATGCGCGGTTGGTTTGTTACCACCGTACTTTGTTTCGATAGTGATAAAATATCCTTTATAGCACACGATGAAATCAGGTATCCCATGCCGGCCGTACCCAGTGCTGACCGGCATGAACCACCACGCACCGCGCTCTTTAAGAATGCGCTTGACGGCGTCTTTAACGTTTGATTCGTTCATATAACACACCTCCTCCAGGGTCTTGTCAAGTCTTTTTGTTGTGTGGGCAATCTACCAGAGGGCAGAATCTGCACTTCCACGACGGTTTAGGGTCGAAGGCATTAACCGCCTCTATCTCCGCGATTTTATTAACAACTTTCGCATAACACTGTTTATGGTCGAGTTTGAACAATTTCAGGTCGCCAGTCTTTGTATAGGCGAACAAGAAATTCAACTCCCATTCCCGGTAACCAAGAAGCGCCGCATACACCTCAGCTTGGAATGGGTCGACGAATCGCGGATTCCCTGTCTTCCAGTCCACCATAACCCTACCGACTAAAACGTCAGCAGCGCCGCGAAGAACCGCGGCCTTATCGAAAAACCCGGTGGGATTGCCTTCGCTATCGATCGCAAGTTTTACCTCGGTCTGTGCGTTGTGTTCGACCAACAGCTCCCACAAACGTTGTGGTACTTTACAACCGTCCGGCGGGTTTGGGACCCTGTTATTAAGTGCTTGCTCAAGCTTCTCGTGGATCATCCGGCCATACTCCATGGCCGGTGTCGTCTCTTCGACGATACACTTGTCGATGTACTTAGCCTTGTACAACGCTGGACATTGACCGTATAGGCTGATGCTTGAAAAAGAATATATCATGATGCCTCCTTAAAATATTGATGTTGGGTTTTTTACGATAAAATACGTCGATTTCGGCTGGTATTTACCGTTTTCATCTTCACATGCCCACCCTGGATATCTATATCCAACGACCCTATTAAACGGCCTTTCGATCCAAATGGTCTTATTTCTAAGCGATTCCAGTTTAATGTCTTTATTACCTATGAAAGAATAAAACTCGTCAGCGGTAACTTCTTTTAAGTTATCCATTTCATTCCTCCTCTTCCTCCTCTTCCTCCTCCTCCTCCTCCTCCTCCTCCTCGTAGCGTTCGGTGCAGATAAGGCGCCCGCAGTACGGACAGAATGTGAAGGAATTCTCGTCAGGGTCACCTTCAAAAAACTCAAAGATTCTTCCGCAATCAGTTTCGTACATACCATCAACGTTTTCGCTCCATATACACACACATGCGTCAGGCATTGTCAATCTCCTTTACTTACAATCAGCATAAATTCTTCCGCTGCTAACCTCACCGTCCACCGGCAGGCCTTTCGCCCACGTCGGCGGCGTCCTTAACCAATGCAATAACCGTGCCATTGCGTATTCTTTCTGTGCCTCTTCAACCACGCACACAATCTCATCATGCACCAACAATACCGGTCTTAAACCCTCCTGCGCCAACTGTAGCGCTTGCCAATAGACCACGTCTCTGGCGGTTGCCTGGACCACATTTTCCACCAATCTTGCTCCGTATGTCCGCTCTTGTTCCGGCCGGCCGGTCTTTGAGAATATCGCCGGCCGTATAAACACCAGGTCATTAGTCGCCGGATTAGTCGCCATACGTGGATAGACCAACCGCCGGCCACCAGGAAGAGTATACTCACCAATCTGAGCGACGATAGAAGCCACTTCGTACCAGTATTGTTTGATACGAGTATATGCCAAGTGGTAGGATATATGAGCGGTTGTCGCTACCGCGCGCACAATGTCCACACCCTGACGCTGGCAGTATGCCAGAAAACCATCTACAGATTGCCCAAACCCCAACGCAAGAACCGCCGATTTAGCCACCCGGCGTTGCTCCGCCGTAACCTCATCTGGCGAGCAATGATACATGTACTCAGCGGCAAATGTACGGTATGGGTCGGATGTTTGGAAGGTATGAAGTAGGCGTTTGTCATTAGCTAACCAAGCCAAGACACGGACTTCAACCTGCCGGCTGTCGCCAACCACCATGATATGGCCGGGGGGTGCGGTGATTGCTTGCCGGAGTGGGCCCCGGCGAGGTAGGTTCTGCAAATTGATTTTACCGCTTCCACCACTTCGGCCGGTATGTGCGGCAAAGTAAAGCAACGGCACCGGCAACGGCGAACCAATGTCAAGCATCCGCCGCGCCCTGGTGCGTGTGATGGATGACTGCGCCTCAAGACGTAGTTCGGCGAGGCGTGCGACTTCGGAATTAGGGTGATTGAGTAAGCGCACCATAAAGTCGTCTGTTTTCGCAAACGCCGGCGCCTGCCGGCCGGTGAGAGTCGTCTTATACTCAACCTCAATACCGCGCTTTTCAAGTAGTGCTTGGAAGATGTCGTCCTTCCGTAACTTTTCATGGAGTGCTTTAACTTTGTCTGGTAAGTGCGCGGTTTTCCTTAATAATCCCTCGTCAATATGAAGCACAGGCTCGGTTGCCATGCGAACGTGCAAGTCCATAATCTTGAGCTCGTTCTTAGGTGGTTTGAGGTCCATTAGGTATTTAGACAACCGACGGGTGATGTCAACATCACGCCGGCAATATCCGGCGACATCACCATCAGTTATCGCCCGCTCAAGGTTCCCCTTCTCGGCGCCGACAAGCGGAGCGAGTGTGCCCAGGGACGTGGTAACATCATACGGTAGGCGTCCGGTACTAACCGCCCACCGTGCAAGGAGCATGGTATCAACCCACATGGCCGGGGCATAACCGTATTTTTCATACAGGATCGCACCATCAAACTGAGCATTATGGGCAACTGCAACCACCTTTGACCAATCGAGCAGGTCAAGAAAGAGTTTAATCTCGTCCATGTCGGACGAAAACGCCACCGCGCCGTCATTGATAGCTGCACCCAGGCCCAGCACGCGAAACCGAGGATCACGGATGTATTGATGTACGGGCATCTTTTTTAGCGAGTACTCGCTATCATGATACGTTTCAAAGTCAAAATATAAAATCATTGGAAACCCCCTCTGACGAACGGAGAACGATTAGGACGCGCGGAAGGATTGTGGGAAGGGTTATGGTATACCCGCGGGCCTTCCGCGCGTCCTGGTGGCTTTCGTTATTGATTGTTGGTCTTCTCCCAGAGCACCATCATCGCTGTTGGATTAACAGAGACACTGCCAGATATGGTTTCACCGGCGCGAACCGCGCCTCGTCGACCAAGCCACAGTGGTGTGGCGGCGCCGTTCACGAATTTCCGATATTTTCTGCTTGGGCTGCTCGTTTCGACATACCCAAGCACCTGTTTCAAATACCCTTCCAACCTACCAACCTTACTCATAACCCACCATCCTTGGGAATGTATCCCCCCGGCGAACCGGGGGGCCAGTTCTACTGATTCCGATACTCGGCCGGTATCCTACGAATACCAGGCCAGTAAGTACCGCTACCGATCGCGTGCGTGTACCCCGCGCGGTCGGCAGCGCGCAGGGCGTCGGCTTTGGTTTTGTAACCAGGGCCGTCTGTAACCAGAATATCGTGGTAGTTGCTTACCCTGTAAAGTCCATCAACCTCTTGAAAAACCCATGCTACCTTCATCGTTTGCCTCCATTCGTTAAGGTTTATATATTACCTAACAACCATTGCCTGGTTTGTCAAGAGTTTTTTTTTTTTCGACTGGTCGGTTATGCCGACCAGTCGAATCCATTGAGAATCACCCCCCGGAAATTTTCGAACATTTTCAGAGAGCATTCAAACCGGCCGGTTCTGTACCCGTCCGGCATGATCGCGTTACTGACCGGCGCACGGTAGACGGCGCCGTCGTGGGTGAAGAATTCAACAGTGCCAGCGCTACCACCAGCAAATGCCAGGTGCCCCTTGCTTTCGACAAACCCATTAACCTTCATGGCAACCTCCACAATCAGTGTTGAAAGATACCTCATATGTAAGCAAGACGCGTGCCAACATGTAAAGTGGCATTTTCCCTTGATTGCACAGCGCGTGCGACAGCGACTTTGGTTAGATTCAACCTGCGAATTTCGCGGTTTGTTGGGTATCTTACTCGTATATCTTTGAAATTGTTCACGGAATTAAGATTGGTTAAATTCAACCAACGCTGGTTTTATTTAACCAGTGTTTACTTAACCATGGGATATTAAACGTTTAGGCGCGTTCGCTTAATAAGCGGGCCGGGCATGGTTGCGCGCTTGCTGTAGCTTGTGGGTCTTTTCACGCTTTTGTTACGATTGTATGAGCGTTTAATTAAAATCCTTTAATAATATAATCTGAATGTGATTAGTATAGATTAGAGATTGCTAAAATACTATATAATTGGAATCATTAGATAATTCAATGTTTGACATATATTGATAATAATGGGCTGTGGAGGGTTGTGCCTCCACACTGTGGAGGGTTTTTTTGGAAACTGTCCACCAATAACCATCGGATTTTATTAACCATTTTCTTTTTTGTGGAGGGTGTGGAGGGTTTTCCCTAAAAACTTTCAAAATTTTTTTTTTTAAATTGTATACAATACGTTTGTAGGGTATATATAAGGGGAAACTATCCACAACCCTCCACAGCTCGGTAAAAATGAATAAATTCAATGGTTTATAGTGTGGAGGGTTTTCAAAAAACCCTCCGATAAAGTAGAACAGCTTTCTATTTTACAAAAAAGTGGCCATAAAAATGCAGCCCTGGAATTTCTCCCAGGGCTGCTTGTTACTGGTGAGTGTGTTGGTGGTTACTTAACCCAATCCGGTGGTACGCCAAACTTGGCCTTGATGCCCCTCTCGCCGGTGATTGTTAAACCAAAATATGCGTTAGTGTCCCTCCCTTTGCGTTTTTCAAACCTTTTACTGATGAGCCGCCCAAATGCGGTGACGCTTAATGGCCGCATTCCCTGTTCGGTCGCCCATGTGTGATACGTTTGATATAGCGCACCCGCCTGCACCGACAAGCCCTGACGAATGACGCAGCAGTCTTTCACAAACTGGCCGATGACGTCTTCCTCCTCGCGGTACGCTTCGACCGCTTCGACCACCACGTCCGGCGGCACCAGACCTTCACGTTGGTAAGCTAGGCACCCCTCGATACACCACCGCAGAATGCCTTCGGCTTCCGCTTCGAGCTTCTCTGGGAGCTTTTCGTCCGCTCTGTGTTCGTGTGATGCTATTGGCCGAGGCACGAACGATTGTGTGAACGGAATCAGTATGATACGTTCCCACAGCGCATAATCGTCTGCGTGCGCGTGGGGTTTGGTGTTGGTCAATAACCACAGCGTATGTGATGGAATGAATGATACCGCTGCCCTGGCATACGGTGCGCGGGCTGTAATTTCACCACCGCCGGTGAGACGCTTCACTTTTGCCGCTGACAGTCTGGCACCATCTTCAACCTCTGAACAGTACGCGATACGCAACCCTTGAAGCGCCACCGTGTCAGCGTCCGACGAACCGGACACAACGCCGTGTGTCCGATTGTCGATGAGTAACGCTTCGGCTCTGATAGGCGCCATGTAATGCTTACCGAGCGCGTGGTTAACGGCGAATATGAGCGTATCCTTGCCGTTACGGCCTTGGCCGTAGAGTATTACGAGCTTATGCTCGATTTGCCTGCCGATTAGTGACATACCGACGACACGTTGAAAGAACCTTATGAGCTTGGTATCATTAGCGAATATCTGGGTAAGTGCGCGCTCGAACAACGGACACTCAGCCGAGGGGTTGAACTCCGTTGGCGCCGTGTGTCGTATCATGTCTTCCGGCCGGCCGGGGCGTAGCTGGCCGGTGCGGAGGTCAACGACGCCGTTCTTGACCGCCAACAACCAAGGGTCATCTTCCCAGTCGTGGCCGGACGTTGTGAGTCCATATTCGGATGTATCCCCGGCTTGCTTTAGTACCTGAGTGCGGTATGGGTGCTTTTCAAGTGCTTTGGCTGCTTTACGCACCTCCTTGGCCAAGCTCTCCAGTTTGTTTCGTCCGGTTTCGCCTTTTGTTTGGGCTGCCTGCGCGCGGAGGCCATTGGCCGCTTCGACGTACATATCTTTCACGGTTTTAAGCAGCGACTGCACCTCGCCTGTCGTGTCCTCATGCCAGTGGTGGTTATCAAATACATACCACCTGCCGGCGTTGGTGTCGTAGACGATTCCCCCCTTGTAGAGTTTTGACAGCATCAGGCACACCCCCTCGTGGTTACATATGGCGTGTTTGACCACCTCATCTTTATCGATAGTTGCTCGGCCGGTGGCGGGCGTCGTGGCTGGGATTGTTATCGGTGCTGTCGCTCGCTGTCGCTCTCTACGACTTATTGATTCAACGACGGTCATTATCTCGCGCTCGTCCATCGGCGGGGTGCAGCGGGCCCCGAACGCGAGCGCTCGGTTAGTGACTTCCTGGTGAGATATTCCTCGGCTATATAACGACCCAACAAGACCGGCAAGGGTAGCGTTACGCTGGCCTGCGGGCGCGCCAGACGCCTCCAGTGCGTCCCAATCTACACCACCCGGTACATACCATTCATCTGCCGGTTGCGTGCATTCTGGTTGCCCTGTGAGCGCCTGGATGAGCTCTTGGGGGGCGTCGGCCAGCGGTACGTCGGTTATTGATAAGCCGTCAGCCCACCGGTATATGTGCCCCGAGGGGTGGATTGACGGAGGCGCGACGACTTGCCCACCCTTTCCGCGAACGTCGATACCTGGAAGAGGGCGAACCTTGGTTGTCGGGATACCGTCGAGCTTCGCCGACCATTTGAAATATAGGTGATACCCGTTGTTTGTGATTGCTATTGGGGTTTTTACTTTAAGCCACGGGTAATGGGTGAGGGCGTTCTTGTCGTCAACGTCAACGACGAGCAAGTTACTCTCGGGCCCGGTGGCGATCCCAAGGTTGTAGTCACCTTGGCCAAACCACCGTTCGATGATGTCTGGATTAGTGCTGGCCTGCGCCGGCCAATTTGATATTGCCGGAATTTTGTTTTTTGGTCGGATAGGGATCACTCGAATCCCTAATTGTGCAAGTGTAAGTGCTTGTTTTTTCATATAAAACCTCCTATTTTTAACGATTACGGTGCGCGGAGACGCCGAGCGCCGGGAAAAATACAAGTGGCTTAGATACTATAACTGGTGGTGAAATGTCAAGGAAAAAATGTTGTGGGTTGTAAAATAGTGTATGCAAGGGGTGTGCCAGAAGGTTAATTGAAAAAATACTTGACAGGTTGAAAAAATAATGGTATAATAGAGGTGATAAAAATAAAGAAATAGAAGATGTTCAATAAAATCAATGACTTACAGAACCGCGGTTTTTTGGGTATTTAGCCGGAAGCCAGAAAACAGTGTTTTTTGCCCCTCCTTTTTTTTGGCGAGATTCAGCCAACGTTGGCTATTCACAGCCAAAAAACTTGACTTGCGCTATAATCTATGCCGTGGGGATGGTGAGGAGGTGAAAAGTGGGAAAAATTACCAAAACCGACGGCAAGAAAAGGAAGCATACGACCCTCGCGGAGTGCGAGGATGCCTTGCGCGCGTCGGGCGGCTTCGTTACCCATGCTGCGGCGATGCTAGGGATATCATGGCCGGCGCTGTCTGAGCGCGTGAAAAAACATGCACGTCTCCAGAGAGTATTAGAAGAGGCGAGAGAACAGCACCTAGATCTGGCCGAGACGCAGCTAATCAGCTCGGTCGCCCAAGGCGAGGCCTGGGCGGTATGTTTTTTCCTGAAATGCAAGGGGAAGGGGAGGGGCTATATCGAGCGCCAACAGATTGATACAAATATAACCAATAAAGAACCTCTGATTATTAAGCGGGCCGGCAAATGCCAGAAGTAGAACTCACAGAGCCGCAGGAACGTTTTTTCGATCTTGAATGCCGCTTCCCATTATTTTGTGGTGGATATGGAAGCGGCAAGACAGAGGCGAAGTTGCTTAAAGCCCTTGCTGAAAAATTTGAAGAACCAGAAAGCCATATCGCCCTTTATGATCCAACCTATGATCTTGCCCGCTTAAATACCGTTCCAAGACTCTTGCACATACTCGACCAAATGCCTGTCAATTATCATTACGACAAGCAGGCCAATATCGTGAACATAGACAACTACGGCAAGTTTATCATCCGCACACTGGAAAATCCGGCCCGGATTGTTGGTTATGAGGTGTGGCGGTCCCATGTCGATGAGTTGGACACGTTGAAACCCGACAACGCGGAAGACGCCTGGAACAAGATTATTGCCAGGAACAGGCAACGGATTAAGTCTGGCGCTGATAATCGGGTAAGCGTCTATACCACGCCAGAGGGTTTTCGGTTTTGTTATAATCGATGGATTTTGAAAGGCGGCGAGGGTTATCAGTTCGTCCAGGCACCCACCAGAAGCAACCCGCACTTGCCGGAAGGCTATATTGAAAGTTTGAAGCGGACATACCCTGAAAATTTATTGTCTGCATACCTTGAGGGTCAGTTTGTCAACCTTACATCCGGCACAGTGTACGCTTCATTCGACCGCGCTCGCAATCATACAGATGTAGAAATCAAACCGCATGAGCCACTTTATATCGGTTGCGACTTCAACGTGACAAAACAAGCAGCAGTTGTGCATGTCATGCGTGGTGGCGTACCGCACGCGGTTGATGAGCTGGTTGATATGTACGACACACCGGCCATGATCGATACTATCAAGGAGCGCTATCCAGAGCACAGCATAACGATATATCCTGACGCGTCTGGAAAGAGCCGAAAAACCGTGAACGCATCAGAGTCGGACATATCGTTGCTCAGGCAGGCAGGGTTTAAAGTCAGAGCATATAACCGCAATCCGGCGGTAAAAGATCGTGTCGCGGCGGTTAATAATGTTTTCGAGAAAGGCCGGTATTTCGTCAATACCAATACGTGCAAAGAATATACCAGATGCCTTGAACAACTCACCTATGACAAAAACGGTCAACCAGATAAGGAAAGCGGGCTCGATCATATAACGGATGCCGCCGGATATTTCGTGGCCTATGAATATCCGATAGCAAGGCGCACTGCCATTGTTCAGCCGGTGTCTTTGTACTAACAGGAAAAATCATGCCTGAAAAAGATTACCTTGGTGTCGCCAGACCTTGCGAAGAGTATGAGGCCATGCTCCCAGACTGGGACATGGTTGATGCGCTTTACGGCGGCACACGTAAGATGCGCGAGGCTGGCGGCGCTTATCTGCCGAAATTCGAGGCTGAATCGCCGTTGGACTATAAGGTGAGACTTAACCAAGCAGTCCTATTCAACATGTATGCCAAAGCTTGTGAAGGTTTGGCTGGTAAGGCTTTTAAGAAGCCAATCGTTCTACAGGACGACGTACCTGACGACATCCGCGAGTGGGCGGAAAATATTGACCGCGAGAATCGAAATATCAATGTTTTCGCGAAGGACCTGTTTCTCGATGCTGTCCGGCGCGGGGTATCTCATTTCATGGTGGACTTTCCTCGTAGCACGGCGCTTACCCGCGAAGAGCAGCGGCGTAACGGCGAGCGGCCGTACTGGATACACATGCCGGCCCGGGAGATTATCGGTTGGCGAGAGGCAGTAGTTAACGGCCAACGTATTCTAACGCAATTGCGGCGATATCATACAATTAAAGTCCCAAATGGCGAATGGGACACAACGCAGGTTGAGCGGGTGACCGTCTACTGGCTGGAGAACCCGGAGGCCGGAGACCGTGCGACAGCGTATTACCAGGTATATGAGAGAAAGCAGGTAAACAACAATGGTCGTTTAGAGTTAGTCTGGATGCCTGCAGTAGACCAAGCTGGCAATGAGCTCGCGGGCCCGCTTGGCATATCGTATATTCCGCTGGTGTCGCTTTATACTAATCGCACAGGCTTCATGCAAGCCAGACCGCCGCTCATGGATCTGGCCTACAAGAACGTGGAGCATTGGCAGAGCAGTAGTGATCAACGGCATATTCTAAAATGGGCGCGGTTCGCGATCCCAGTCGCCATAGGGTGGACGGAAGATCAGGATTCACTTTTGTTTGGGCCTTCCAGTGTGGTTAAGATTACCAATCCTGATGGTGATTTCAAGTTCGCCGAACATTCGGGCGGTGCCATAGGTGTAGGGTTCCAAGACTTGGAAACACTAAAAGAAGAAATGGCCTACCTTGCGCTTGATCCAATGCTGCGTAAGCCGGGTAATGTTACCGCTACGGCCAGGGCTCTTGATGAAGCCAGTAGTAACAGCCAGCTTGAAACCTGGATGGACGAATTAAAAAACGCCATTGAAACCGGGTTGCAATACTCGGCTGAGCGAACTGGTGAAACAGCAGGTGGCAGCATCCAGGTGAACGAAGACTTTGCCATTCCGGTGGCGGATAACGACGCGCAGGTGGTGATCGAGGCATACCGGGATAAACTGATCCCGCGGAAGGTAGCCCTTGAAACATTGCAAAGGGTTATGCCAGTGTTAGGCGATACGCTTGAGAACTATGATATTGAGGATGTCATTGCAATGATCAACTCCGAAGCGCGAAGTAACCCGGCTTTTGATAGCTTACGGCGGACGCTGGAGCCAGGTGAATGACACCGTCTGACAAAATAGACCTGTACTATATCATCCGTAATATCAAATGGCGGTATAAGTTGGATAAATTCGAAGATCAAGCTTTGCGCGAAATCATGAAATCGGTCGGTCAGGCGCGGTATGAGATCATGTCCGAGCTTGATAATCGCTTTGGTAAAAGACCGAGGCCGTGGACGGACGCAAGAAACAAGGAACTGCTCGATGAACTGAATAAACTGACGGCTGGCATAAAAGATCAACTTGGTGAGGACGTCTCCGAAGTGGCACGCATAGCTTATGAGCAATCCCTTGATGAGCACAATCTCATTATGTCCATAGGCGGCCGAGCGGCGAATGTATCCATGGTTTTGTTAGTGGCACGCATAGCTTATGAGCAATCCCTTGATGAGCACAATCTCATTATGTCCATAGGCGGCCGAGCGGCGAATGTATCCATGGTTTCGTTGGCAGAAGAGCAGATACAGAATTTTTTAACAACGCCGATAGGCGGCATGTATCTCAATGATTGGGTGCAGCGAACATTCGATTACCCGCTCCAGGACAGGCTTAAAGAAGAGCTTGGCGCCGGGCTGTTTCGCGGTGAATCATATCCGAAATTGGCAAAACGAATAAATCAACTGTTAAGTGACGCAGCTAATAACGTGGATACGCTGGTGCGGTCATGGGTGCAGGCGGCCAATGTAAATGCACAGCATACGGTCGCACAACAGAACGAAGACGTTATCAAGGGGTGGCGGTGGGATGCAACGCTCGAGAACGGGAACTTCTCGCGGGGTCATGGCACTTGCTTACGATGTTTGGCGCTCGATGCACGTGATGAGGTATATCAGATGAATGGCGGCCCGCCGCTGCCGCTGCATCCGAATTGCCGCTGTGTCAGGCGATACGTAACAAAATCTTATCGAGAACTTGGTATATCGCTTGACGACTTAAATGACGCTGTAAGGCCATACACCACGCGCGGCAATATTGATCCAGTAACTGGAACAGTTAAGCGCGGCAAAACTGGTACTGGTGGTTTACCACTATTGTCGGCTGGCCGGATTGACGGCGGTATGGATGAGTTTTTCAAGAGTTTACCAGAACAGTTACAAAAGCAGACGTTGGGTACGAGGCGATATGAGTTGTGGAAAGACGGTCAAATTAAGCTGTATGATTTGGCTGATGAAAATGGAGATTTGAAGCTTGTCAAAGAGTTATAACCGCGCGGAGCGCAAAGATCGGGCCAGAGGCCCAAGAATAGGCAGAGCCTAAAGGGGGACGAAATGCCTTGGAAAAAGAACGATGATGGCATGTTGGCACTGGATAGTGATGGTTTTCCGATCCGGATTGATTCGGAGGGGAATGAATCATCGGTGAAGGATGATGGTATTGATTACTTACAACGGACTGTTGCTGAGTCGATCAGTAGGAAAAATAAACTGAAGGAACTCGAGCAGCAGCTGGAGAAGTATCAAGGCATTGATGATCCGGACAAAGCACGCGAGGCGTTGCAAACTGTGCAGAATCTGGAGGACAAAAAGCTCATTGATGCCGGTAAGGCGGAGGAGATGAAGCGGCAAATCCAGCAGCATTATGAGAGCAAGATGGCTGAGAAGGACAAAGAGCTTTCAAAGCGGGATGAGCAGATTCATCGGCTGGTTGTCTCCAATGCCTTCGCGAACTCGCGTGTGATCAATGACCAGACTATCCTGCCGCCAGATGTGGCTGAGGCGTATTTCGGCCGGCATTTTAAGGTTGAAGACGGCAAGGCGATCGCCTACGATCACGCCGGTAATCCGATTTACTCGCGCGAGAAACCAGGAGAACCAGCGCCATTCGACGAAGCGCTACAGGCGATCATCAGTCAGCATCCGCAAAAGGATCGCATCCTGAAGGCGGCGCCTGGCGGCAGTGGTGCGTCGTCTGGCAGCGGTACGCCTGCTGGAAGGACAGTAAGTCGCCAGCAGTTCGAGGCGATGGGGCATGGCGAGCGTATGGCGTTCGTCAAGGATGGCGGAAAAATCAACGATTGAATGAATGAGGTGTAAAAATGGCTAATACACTTACGGGTTTGATCCCCGTACTCTATGAGGCTTTGGATGTTGTTTCGCGGGAGCTTGTCGGTTTTATTCCTGCGGTAAGCCGAGACAGTTCGGCTGAGCGTGCGGCTGTCGGGCAGACGGTAAGGTCGCCTGT